CTAGGAAAACTAAAAAACTCACTACGAGGAACACCTACTTCACCATCCATTTCTTCATAATCATAAGGGTCAAAATTTCCTGTGGCTTGAGTAAATGTCATTCGATAATTTGCCTTTACCGGATCCAACACATGACGCTTCCTCATATCGTTATAACTAGGAAAACTAAAAAACTCACTACGAGGAACACCTACTTTACGAATTAACCTACGCATCTTGGCACCAGACATATCTTCTATATCTATAGATCTTAGCATTTCCTCTGGAGATCGAGGATCCAATGCCATAAGCTCCCTATACATATCTAAGACTACATCATATGCATATCGATTAGTGGCGCGAGTATCCCAAGCAAAACCTATAGTAACGGGTATATTTTCACCCGGAGTATCATAATCCCATGTCATTGCCTTACAAATTTGTTCATCAATCTCCTTATAGGGCAATATAGGTGCCATAAGAGGATCAGGATCCTCATTACGAATAAAATAAACTTTTAAAAACTTTGGACCTTGAATCTTAAATCTACCTGTATCGTCTGGAACTGACAATAAAGAATCATAAATATTTTCATCCCGCAACTGCATCTGAAAATAATCCTGTAAAAATTGTTTCCACGTTTTATGATTCATAACGCCCCGAAGAAAAGCCGGGGCACACCATATATGATCATCACCATACACAGCTATTGTAATAAAGCGATCCAACAAAAATTGATCTACCACAGAAGATAAATGAGGATGCATATCTTTTACCCATTCACAATAACAAAAAAAAATAAAAGCCATAATCCAACTACCGCCATGAGACGTTTCTTTTCCGCCTGAATACATACAACCCATCATATATCTCCAAAAGCCACCAATATGACATACCATTTTACAACACACATTAGTAGCCCAATACTCTAAGAGACGACGAGTAAACTTAGACTCTTCTTCCGTCATATTCTCCCAATTATAATATGGGTGAACATTAGCACAATACAATAGAAGCAACCAATCCGAAATATGTTTATCTAAACCTACTATATCTCCATCTACATATATCATATCACTTAGATCTCCATTAAGATACTTATACAAATAATAAGCTCCTCCCCACCAATAAGACATTCCTATACGAATGATATTATTTCGCTCTAAACGCATACGTTTCTCATTAACCAACATACACATATATACGTGAGGAAGATCTGGTATAAAAAATTCTCTTATCTTTAACAACATTGCTTGTAACTCATCTTCATTTTTCCACTGTCCAAATTTAAATTCATCTTTTGCCTTTATAACACAGTGTATCGCATAACAAACAACCTCATCATTCTTATAAATATCAAATAAAATCTTATGAAGTTGACGCATAGCTGCTTCCATCAAATAAACCTTTTGACCAGATGATACCACCAGACATTCCTCG